GAGGACAAATCTTGAACTACAGAATAAGAATGCAGCACTCATAGGTGCAGCTCGTAACGCAAACGCAGCAAAAAAGGAGTTGAATGCTATCCAGTTCCAGAAAGAGGCTGCTCTCGCGAATGCTGCGACACAAAAGAATGCCGCTGTTAAGTCCGCTAACGATGCTCGTAAAGCACTTGTAGCGGGTAGATTTCAATCTGCCGCTGGTAAGGCTGTAGCCGAACAAAAACTAAAGAATGCTCAAGCCAAAATTAACGCAGCAAACGCGAATAAGGCGCAAGCCCTCGCGAATGCTAAAACCGAGCGAAATGAGGCTTTAGCGGAAGCACAAAAGAGGACAAATCTTGAACTACAGAATAAGAATGCAGCACTCATAGGTGCAGCTCGTAACGCAAACGCAGCAAAAAAGGAGTTGAATGCTATCCAGTTCCAGAAAGAGGCTGCTCTCGCGAATGCTGCGGCTGAAAAGATAAAAGCAATTGCATTAGCTGAAGAAGCTGCCAGGGCTAAAGCAGATGCGAATACATTGGCCGAGAAAACTGCAGCGGAAAAGAAGGCTGTCGAAGCGAGGCGCCTACAAGAAGAAGCTGCTGTCAAAATAAAAGCTGCGTCGAATAAGGCTAGAGAGGCTATAGCGAAAATAGATGAAAAGCAGAAGAATGAAAAGGCTGCCGCGAACAAAGTTGCAGCGAATGCGGAAATACTCAAACTGCAGCGTCAGAATGTTCAAAAACGAATGGCCAATGCGAAGTTAGCTTCAAACCGTAAACTTATTCAAAATAAGATTGTGAAAGTGCGTAAAATCATGGCTACGTACAATGGTACCAACCCATTTAGAAAGTATACACTCGTGAAACAGGGTGAAGCTGCGATAAAAGAGTTTGAAAATGGTAAATTAATAGATATTGAAAACCGTATGATAGAACTCGTACGTTACGCGAAGACGGGCAATGCTGAATTCGATGAGGGTAAAAGGGTTGCCAGACAAACAGCTAACGCTACGAAACAGTTCGAAGAGAGACAGAAACTGGAAGCAGTGAATAGAGAGATAGCCCGTCTCGCGAGGATAGAGACACAGAAACGCGAAGGACAAAAGGTTACTCTCACTAGAAAATTTAAGTCGGGTCTAGATCAAGTTAGGCGAGAAAAGAATGACCTCGATAATAAAAAGGCGATCAACGCGATGAAAAATGCTTCGAATAAGAAGGTCGTTTCGAACATGGTATCAGGTGCTCTCACGAAAGCCGTTAAGTCTGGCCCAGTCGGTACAATTTACCAATCTACGACCAACGCAAATCGACGCATGGTGAAAGACAAGGTCGAAAAAAAGGTAGACGCGGTAAGGTATAAGACCATGTGGGGTGTCATGATCGATAAATATGGCCAAGATAAGGTGGGGCTTTCTAAACTTGACAATAAATTGAATAAAAAATACATTTTAAAACAGGGTATTCAAGATCTACCCCCCATAGCATTTCAAAGGGGTCGGGTACCCGGAGCCGGCAAGATCGCGAAGGCTGTGCTACTCACTCAAGTCATGAGACCGTATATTGAAGGAGGTGACAAATATAACGAACACAAAAAAATATATAATAACGCAGCCACACAAAAAATATATAAAAATCCTATATTTGAACCAACCATGAAGACTAACCCGTCGTTCGTCGGCAATGTTAAACCCGTACCACCACCCGGTGTCAAACAACCGAATGGGCGTTTCCGCGCCATCGCACGGGCGCAGATACCACCCACAAACCCACCTGCGATGGCTACAGCTGTTCAGATAAGTATGAATAAAAAAAGGGCTATCGGAAACGTAGCCCTCGCAAGACGTGCGTACACCAATCAGGATAAGTTTAAGAGAAATATGAATATCCGGAGAGCAGCAGAGGGAGCGGCCGAAGCCGCGAAGGGGAAATTAGCTAGAAACGCAAAGTTTCGCGCGACTGGTATTACTCAGACAACATTGAATAAAGCCGATGCGAGAAGGGCTCAACTCGCAGCTCGTAAAGCTGTGAAAAAAGGAGCCTAAGTGAAATAGAATGAATAAAAATTAAGTAAAAATGAATGAATATGACGACACAGTTGTTACCGGCATGCCTCTCAGCGACGAGGTTGCCGATTTCATCGAAAAGGGTCTTGATGGGGATGGGGATGTGAAGGAGTGGTGTGATAACCACCTCGAAGATATTGTGGCCATATATGAAAAGCACGGGCATTCGTACATGTCATATAGGGATGCGGAAATGGTATTATTATTTGCGAAAACGTTATACGAGAATAATATTCCGGACACACACGAAAAGTTGTCCCTGTTTGTAGCCTGTCAGGACTAAATTATTGGTATACTATAGACATGTCATTTACGGATGAGAAGCGATTGTTCTTAAACATGCTCATACCAGCTATGAATGATTTACTCATATCGAGTAGAAATCTAAGACGAATTGTGAATGATCCAATGTGTGAAGTTGAAGTCTTCATTCGAGACCATATTTTAATAAATAAAACTACATTTTCGATTTCAAAGTTTAAATTTAGTATTGAAAAGCTACACCCACGCGCTATAAACCGTCTCCTAATACATTTCGACGAAATCAATTTACCGTTATATAGAATTTATAAAAAGGCTCAGTTAAATCCATTCACGTTAAACGAGTTTGAACTGGAACTGCATAAATTGATACTGAGCGGTGATATAAATACGTTTTCTGATTTTTTACTCTATTAATTATTCGTCAACTTCACACTCTTCTTCCTCTTCTTCCTCTTCTTCATCGTCGTCAGCAGTATCCTCGGTTGCGGGGGCATTCACACCGTGGAATGCGAATGAGGGCAGCTTTTGAGATTTCTCACAAAGAGCCTGCGAAAGACGCACACTCACACCGAATTTGTTGTCGATAAACCAGATTTGGTTAAAGTCGACGATGCACATACACTTCTGCCCCTTCTCAATACTGTCAATCGGGATACTTTTTTGGCTCGCATCATACGCCTCCGCGAGAAACTCGCCGGTAGGCTTCGTCATGATCTTGAGCTTGAGTGTCGATGGGTAAGATTCCTTACCTGGGCGAACGAGGGGTTTGTACAATGCTTCGCGGATGACTTCGATGTTGTACGGCTTGCCGAGCCATTCCTTAGAATTCTTTGCAACAGTCTCGAGGATCATTTGATCGAGTGCTTGAAGCTTTTCCATCAGGGCGACCGCACCTTCATTATCCGTGTCAAATGAAAGGTCCAGGGAATATGACGTTTTGTTAGTAGCTTCATCGGTGAATGCACTGAGGCCGAATGGGGATCTCATGAAAGGAAGTTGAAGATACAACTTCTTGTTGTCTGGCGCGTTAATGTATACGGTTTTACCCCCATTCTTATTTTTCTTCATGGCAGAAAGGATAGTGGAGGTGGGTTCGAATTGTTCGTAACGCTGAATAATACTTGACATGTTTCTTGTTATATATTACATATGTGCCCAAACTTTAAGTATATTTTTTTCTACGTATACATTACAACTAAATATGGGACTCTTCAAAGATTGCGGATGCGGGTGTAATGGCAAAAAGCAGGAGCAAAGATTGATGAATTCCATCATAGCGGGGTTGGTTTTTTTTATGATCGCCAGTCCCGACACGTTTCGGTTCATGCGATCACTGTTAGGTAAATGGGTTTCAGGACCCAGCGGGTGCCCCACCACAAGTGGACTGTTGTTACACACCCTCGTGTTCATTCTTATTACATGGGGTATGATGAACATAAAGACCGAAGGGTATACAGCGGAACCTGTCGGTCCCGCTCCCCCAGTGGTGAATGCTGCCGCCGATAAGGAGATTATGAAGAAACAGGCAATGGAAAAGATTAAGACGGCCGCTGTCGCAAGGGCGAAGTCCGCGGGTCCTAAGAAAATGGGTGTTATCAGTGAAGAAGACAGGAGTTTCGCGATGGAGTCTGAAACCCCTACACAAATGGGAGGTGTCCCCCCTGCGAAGTCTGCGGCGTTGCCCCGTATGATGGCACCACCCCGCATGGCGGATGTTCCGTCCCCCATGCCAGGTATGTCTGAAGAACCTGTCGGTATGTCCGATACAGGTGCTCAGTACGCACCCATGGATATTAACTCGGGTATGGATTTACCCTCGGGGCTTAAAATGGGTGCATCTTCCCTGAGCGTCTCGTGCGCCGATGGGCGTAGACCTATAGTCGCTTAAAAATCTTCGTCGAACGTGACTGCGGTACTTTCATCGATTTTACCGTAATCACCTACACGTTTTTCAAAAAAATTAGTCTTACCATCAAGGGAAATATTTTCCATAAAATCAAAGGGATTTTGCGTGTTCCAGATTTTATTGAACCCCGCTTGCTTGAGTAAACGATCGGCAACATACTCGATGTAGCTTGACATTTTATCGGCATTCATGCCAATTAGACTACACGGAAGAGCCTCTAGAATGAACGTTTTTTCTATATTGACCGCATCTGTTACGATTTCGTATACAATTTCTTGAGTTGGTTTAAAATTTAACATTTTAAATAATTCGAGAGCGAATTCTAAGTGAAGTCCCTCATCGCGACTAATGAGTTCATTGCTAAAGCATAAGCCAGGCATGAGCCCGCGCTTTTTTAACCAGAAAATAGCACAGAAACTTCCCGAGAAGAATATACCCTCCACACACGCGAATGCGAGAAGTCGTTCAGCGAATGGTCTCGATTTATCGAACCACTTCATAGCCCAGTCCGCTTTACGCTTGATCGGGGGGATTGTCTGAATAGCATCAAACAGGTGCTGTTTTTCCGAACTATCACGGATGTATTTGTCAATGAGTTTACTATATGTTTCGCCATGCACCATTTCATTGTGAACCTGATACGCGTAAAACGATCTAGCCTCCGTATATTGAACTTCATCTGCGAAATTGTTATTGATATTCTCGAACACGATACCATCCGACCCCGCGAAAAATGCCAGGATATATTTAACAAAGTGACGCTCATTTTCACTCAATTTTCCCCAATCTTCCATATCGGAAGTAACATCAATTTCTTCAGCAGTCCAATTGGACATTTGTGCCTTTTTGTAGAGCGCCCATAGATTCTCGTGTTCGATGGGGAATACTGTGAATCGACTCATAATTGGGAGAAGCATGGGTTCTGTCTCGTCGATATATTCCTGGAATGCGAAGTAATCACCGATGTGTTTGCCGTTGACTACTATTTGTGGGTATACCGAAGCACTGGGACCACATTTTTCTTGTAATTGGATTTTGTCAACTACTGTTTTTGTGTAATCGAGATTCATTTTTTTACATATATCTTCAGCATATTCACAGTATTTACAATCGTTTTTCGAGAAAATTTCAATTCCCATGGTGTGTGTTATTAGCGTATAATATTTTTGTCGTAAATCTTTATACAGATGTTAGAGTTTGCAGAAATTCGGCCTGGAGACATTATAAAAGTATTGGTAAATATCGAAGATATTGAAGATGAGATGTATGCGGAGGTGGATGATAATAGGGGCGATTACCTGATTGTACGGTACTACGCTGAGACGTCATTAACCTATAGAGGTGCTAGCGTATACAAATTGGAAGAGGAGACAAACTTGGTACAGGAGGATAATGTATGTGAACATTTACCAGACCGGGAAACTATATTTGGTTGTGTAAACTCTCGAGATCGCATGTACACGATTCAAGCTGAAGAAAGTTCGGATATTGAAAGTGTTTTAATCGATGAATCGGACGATGGGGGGAGTGACGTAGGTAGTTTTATAGTATCAGATAGTGAATTCGACGGTCGTCTCGAGTTGCCACCCGATCACGTGTCTATAGATAGAGACTGGAACACGTGGACTCCTAGGAGTATTGGATCTTCTCGCTTCAAGGATACAGTTGATAGAATTGAAGAACACGCCCGGATGTATATGGATAATGTAAATTTTTAACTTAAGTGCGCAGAATTTATTAGAAAAAAAAAGGTGTGAAATATAATGAACTCCCAAACACTGGCTACTATATGGTCTCATTTAGACCACATGAAGAAAAAACCCACATTAAAGCCAGTGGATACTAGATTTTGCATTCGGTGCAATAATTACAAAACACTCACAAGAGAAGGAATGGTATGTACCACGTGTGGAATTGTCGACTCTATTTATATCGATGATACTGCCGAATGGACGAGTGGTATATCCGACGATGGGCGAGTTTCCGATCCGTCACGTTGTGTTGTACCCTCCTCAAACCCCGATTTATTTTCCGATGCGTGGGGGAAAGGTACAGTCATCGCCACTAAACATACATCAAGTTATGAAATGAAACGTATGGCTAAGATTAATTTTCATAGTTCTATGAATCATCGAGATCGATCATTGTTCCACGCGTATAAGGATATAGACGAGGCGTGTGTTAATATCCCTGACGGTGTATTAAAGGATGCGAAAACACTTTACAAAAAATTCAACGAGGGTAAATTGACGAGAGGGGCTGTACGATCGGGTATCAAAGCTAACTGCGTTTTATATGCCTGTAGACTAGCAAAAATTCCTCGGACGACGAAAGAGATTGCCGAAATGTTTGGTATACAATGTAAAGATATTAGTCGTACGACCAGTATATTTACAGGGATTATAAAAGATGAAAAGACTGAAAAGAACTATATAACAAAACCAATTAACGTGATGTCAAGACTATTAAATACTTTTGATATTTCTCGCGAGGAACGTTTGAAATGTAATCAGATGTGTTCTAAACTCGAAGAATGTGTAGATTTAATGAGTAAGTCACCTAATAGCGTAGCAACTGCCGTGATTTTTATGGTGATGAACAAAACACTTCCAAAGGTTGAGATATGTGAAAAGTGTAATGTATCTATCCCAACACTAAATAAGATTGTTGTCATTGTGAAGCGTCACTTAGAGGATAACGTGTAATAAAATATATATGGTTAAATTATTTCTAAGTACACCGTGTTACGGTGGGTTATGTCTTGAAAAATACATGAAGAGTATCATACAGCTTCAACTACTTCTTATTCGTGAAGGTGTACAACTAATGCTCGACACGACTGAAAATGAAAGTCTTGTACATCGCGCTAGGAACGTCTCAATTGGTAGGTTCATGCAGAAAACGGATGCCGATTTTTTCATGTTTATTGATGCGGATGTCGAATTTGATCCGTCGTCGGTTCTTCGTCTATTACGATCCGGGCATGACATTTCCGTTGCCTGTTACCCTAAAAAGGTTGTAATGTGGGATCAAGCTCGCAAGGCTATAGAAGATGGCGACACGCGCGACATGAGTTTACTGTCGTCTAGCCTGGTCGCTAATATAGGGGCTTCTAAACGATCGGTCGTTAATGGATTTGTCGAAGTATTGGATGGACCTACAGGGTTTATGATGATCTCTCGACAGGCACTTGAACGAATGCACGAACATTATGGACCCACGTTAACGTGTAAAAATGATCACCAGAACCGCGATTTTGATGAATATTGTGCTATCTTCGACTGTATGATAGATCCGGTATCCAAGCGTTATTTATCGGAAGATTACGCATTTTGTCGGAGGTGGCAACAAATGGATGGTAAGATCTTCGCTGACATTAACACAACTTTAGGACACGTAGGTAACTTACCGTTCCACGGGTGTCTAAATGATAGGCTTAAGGCTTAGATTTCATATACTATAAACATGAAGATCGTCGCACTTATTGTCACTCGTAGTGGATCATGTAACGTAAAGACCATGCACACTATTCTACGATATAACATAAAAAGTATACAAATCCCGGGTGTTCAGAGTGAAATCGCGTTCGTGGATGACAATCCTTACGCTAAGTCTGAATGTATAGAAAAGTTTATCAAAACGCATGATCGTATATTCTTTATAGATTTTGGGGTTAACTTGGACGATAATGCGTTATCTATTGTTTTCGATACCAATGATAAGTTTCACATCGTCGTTTTTCCGACTGTCAACGCTGGGATAGATTGGGGTATGTTCAAAGACAAGGTTATTAGTGGTTCAACGGAACCCACAAATCAAATGGGATTAACGTTTGATACCGATGTCTCGACATGTATACAAGAAGATTTTTACAATGTTAAATCTACCCAAGCGAAAACATGGGTGATGATGTGTAAACCTACTCTCCGGAATCTCAAATGTAAGCGTTCGGGTAATTTTAAAATCCATCCTAAGTTGGAAACCATGTTCATAAAATTCAAGGAAAGTGGTGTGAAAATTGTAGCGTATACAGCTGCGAAGACTTTGATAACACACCAACACGAGTGTGTCGGTAATATTCTAAATTCTGCGGGTATTAAAGCTAATTAAAGATTATATTAAAAACATACGTACAATGCAACGTCTATCTGTAAACCGAGACGACCCTCTTTACAAATATGCGATATCCTACATGGAACATTCATGGGGTACGACCGGTAAAAATATTTTTCCGGGAAGTCAACCGATATCTATCGAGTATCGTCACTTTGATACACTGTCATCCAATCCATACGTTGTATGTGAAAAGACTGATGGTATACGCTTTATGATGCTGGCATTTACATTTGATAACAAAAAACGATGTGTGTTTTTAAATCGCGCACTCGAGATGTTTTCGTGTCCGCTTAATTTCAGAAAACCTGTATACGAAGGAACTATATTAGAGGGTGAACTTTACGGTGATACATTCATGTTATATGATATATTAATTGAGAATGGGAAAGTTGTGGGTCATCTCGATTTCCTATCAAGACTCAAATGTATCGAAAACGTGAAAAAAATGCTCACAACTCTTAAATATGACCCCATCAAGCTCAAAATTAAGACGTTTCATCTCATGTCGGATTATAAACAGTTTAAGGATGCGTATTTACCGACAGTTTCACAAGATATAGATGGGCTTATTTTTACACCTATAAACGATACAGTAAAAACGGGTACTCACGAAACCATGTTTAAGTGGAAACCTCGTGACAAGAATACGATTGATTTCCAGGTTAAGAGGCGGGGTGATATTTGGAAGATGTATGTACAAGAAAGGGGTAAATTGATGTTTGAATCGGAGATATCTGAGAGTCAAGTACCCGTATATGCCAGGGAGTGGATGGAAGAGGATGCTATTATCGAGTGTCAGTATATGTTTATGGACGAACCTATGTGGTGGAAACCGATTGTACGTAGATACGACAAGACTTTTCCAAACGGTCGCCGCACGTTTTATAGGACGTTGGTAAATATCAAGGAGAATATTTCAATCGATGATTTTATGAACTGTATATCATGAAGTAATAACTACCCTCGGGTGGTGGTGTTCTTTCTTCTACACGTTCGTCATTAATGAAATACCATTTGGTTTTTCTTTTTATATAAGTTACGTAGTGTCCATCATTTTGATTACCAGTGTGTAACGCACACGCACTTAAATTATACACTGTATCATTTAATACTATTTTATCAACGATTTTAATATGACTTTTAGTGTCAAATGATAGCATGAATATCGGTGGGAGTTTCGAAAAAAGCATACGCGTAGTAGCTGCATTGTATGTAATTCCATCTGTATCTTGAAAATTTTCTAAAACATTCCAATCTATACTTTTTTCTAACATTTTACCCATATCGTTATTTCCATTATACGTCATTAAATGAATACTGAAATCCTCTTCTTTCATAGTCTTACCATTGGGCCATATAGTTTCTTGTATTTTTTTACCATAAACCCAGTCCCTCACTATAGGCTGACTTCGCTCTAATATATCAATTATACATAATACTGTTTCTTGTACATCATGTTGTTCGTTCGTTCTGAAACGAGGGAACTCTTTCTGAAATGCAAATAATAAACCATTGAGATCGAGTGGTGTTTTGTCAGCTGTCCAGTATTTTTTTAGTAATAATTGATAAATAATCGTAAACATACACTGTCCATCGTATTGTTCTCGTAAAAAGTGACTTGTTAGTATGGGTATATTAAATAAACATTGTATAGATGTATTGAAATAACATACAGTTCCTTCGTTTACAAAGCCGCGCATCTTTACAATAATTGAGTGTATAACTTTAACTGTGTATATTCAACCTAAGTTGTTTAAAGAATAGCAAAGTATTAATTTTGATATGGACGTTCGAGCCGTGACCGAGACACTGTTCCCAACTATTCAGCGATACAAGGATGAACAACATATAGAAATTGAACTCCGTTTGGGTAAGTTCAATGGCACGATGTTTGATACCAATGTCGGTAAACATACATTCGACAAGATCATGAAAGGTTTGAATAAATACACCGGATGGGAAAAAATGATAGGGTCTGAACATGACGTGTTTTACCGCGATTCTGATAACGTGCGTATATCTACGGATCAGGCATCAGGTGATGAAGAAATTGTTAAAAAGGATAGGGTTATGAATCACGATTTCAAGAGAATGAGCAATACACCATTCGACGTCCGCTACAGCGTTTCGACTGAAACACCACTACCTGACATTACTGACAGGGAGATGGACAAGAAAAAAACGAAACAACGAGTCTCGTATATTCGTAAAAATTTATCAATAGATCTCACTATCATTACAGGTGATACATGTGATATGGATGCCGAAGAGTCTGTGATGTATCAGGTTGAATTTGAAATTATAGACGCTTCACGCGTGAATACTAAAGATGATGTATTCAAACTTGTTCACAAAATTAATGATGTTTTTATTATGTTGAATACTAATAAATGATACCACTACTTCTATTCATTTTGTTGCTCATCATTTTAGCACAAAATTCGAGTCAGGATAAAGGTGAAGAAGTGAGTATTTTAGGATACAAGACGAAGTATTTTCATATTTCCAACGGGGCGTCTAAGCGCATGTACGAAAATATGAAGAAAGATGGTCTTTCTCCAGAATCCCTGAAATCATTTATACAAATGGAAGATCAATTTCTCAACTTGGAACATATATCCGCGTGTTCCGGGGTATCTAAGCGGATCGAGGGGTATGGGGTCGGTGACAAAATAAAAGAAACATTTGAGATATATGACTTCTCGTATCATGCGACGCATTTGAAACAAATGGCAGAACCCCATAAGGTTATAAACCGAAATATAAGATGTTGAGTATATATAAAAGAGCTCGTCTATGCTTACCAGGTATCATACGATAAACATTATCAAAAATAAACATGATCAACCCCCTGTCATTTAATTCTCGGGTTTCTTCTATCCATTTACACATATCTTCCGCACTCATGAAATCATCCGTACATAAATATTCACGTTCCAGTTTTCCCATACCGAATTCATTATTTTCATCATCACGTTCCTTTCGTATATATGAGCATATGATATAATACACTGTATCAATCAAAGAACCACGTATACGAGATGACCAATTGGATGAATCTCTATCTATACACGTATCACTGCGTTCCCATAGAAATCTTATAAAATTTTCACGCGCGTCATCCATTTGTTATATAATTGTTCATTTCTTTATAACTCTTCAACTGTGGTACCTTTTGGGAATTTTGTTTTTTCCTTAGGGGGTGATGGTGTATTGTTTTTATTCATACCATTTTCAAGTTCCCTCGCTAAATTATTGTTCATCGCGTTAAGCTTGTTGTTCAAGTTCTTTCTTCTCTGCATTTTCCACTCTGAAACTGTTTTACGTTTGAGAGCATTGACACCCATTTTAAACGGTACACCCGCCTTATTTTTCTTTATATTTGATGCGTTTATACGTTTTTTAAGTTCAGTCACATCTGAATTGAGAGATGGCATCACATTTCTGTAAGTGTTCAGCCACTTCTTACCGTATAATTTTTCGATATCTTTCGCAATCCTAGTATTTGTGAGACCTCGTGTTTCTAATACCTTCCCTTGAGCTTTAACTTTCTTATTGACAGCTTTCGCAACCTTTTCAACCTTCTTAACATCGACCGGTAACGGTCTAGGAATGTTCAGTTTCTTACATATAGTCTCAACCGTGTCAATATCTGAAATAGGAACACCCTTGGTTATCGCGATAGGTATGAGCTGTTCCTTCGTATACGCCGTGCACGGTTTGTTATTTATGGTAAATTTACCGTAAACCTTATTTTTAATTTTAGTACATATATCGGGTTTGGTTGTTCTACCCGTTATATCGATAATTCCTAGTTTCTCTGCGACTGATACTAGTTTGGGGCGGGGTATAGTCGCACACTTCTTCGTCCCGATACGTACACCGTTTTTACCGTTTTTATAAGTCCCTTTATTAAAATAGCTAACCGCATTTCCCGTGTTATTGGTTACTTTATTTTTGACTACACGCAGCTTCTTCGCGGCTGGTTTAAAGTTCATATTTTTAAAATTAATGATCAAACCCATAACGTTTAACTCTTTTACAAGATCGCTACCAACATTATACGCAGAATTCAAATCATTTGTTGTTTTGGCACCCATAATCTGTATTTTTCCCGATCTAAATAATTGAAACCCGTAATTCTTATGTTCCATCTTTAAAGATGGTCGTAATTCTGGTTCATATGACGCATTTCTAGACCGAGAAAACGCCCGCGCTATATTGGCCAAATCCAAAACACCATTGGCTTGAAATGTTCCAACCAAAACAACGTACTTTATCGGGTTATAAAGAAACTTCGACCTAGGTGTGTACGTGTCTATGATATATTTCCGGATCATCTCTGGGTGTCGGATATTATTGTTTAAAATACCACCAGAAAATTGCATCTTTCCATTTTTATAAATCTTAACCATAAACTTACTCTCCAACCCATTTTCAAATATACGGCCATTAATTTCCGCCAAGAAATGAGCGTGTTTATTTTTATTATTAGCACTGGGTTTGACTGTGAACGTATGTTTCGCACCTATAGCCATTCGCCCATACCGCAATAGTATACTGTTTACCTCTATTCCCAATGTAGAACCAGTTGTGATAGGTTTCCGTTTGTGAGGCTTTTTATACAATATAGAATTTACATCCACCGCGTAATTACCTTCCTTAGCAGTTTGATTTACCATCCCGTTAAATATGGAAAGCTGTAAAGGTGATATTCTCAATTGTGTAAAATTTGTACGAGATAACTTAGCACCCGCAATCGCACCGATCCGGGTAGATATATTATTTCTCGGTAATCGCATAGCATTCTTCATCAATGCACCGCGTTCTTGGTTAGTGAGATAAGGTGCACGCCTTATCATGTTCTGAGACGTGATAGGTGTGTTCGAATTTGAATTTGAATTTGAATTTTCGAATTCGTTAAATAAACCCATATATTACCCCGATATTTTAATCACTTCCGACCGACATTACGGGTTTCGCTGACATATCCGTGATGTCAAGTCCGAATATAAACTCGGTACCGTTTTGTTCCATAGCAGGGAAAGTATCGTCGCAGCTCTGATACTTCATCGGTTCGGTGATTCGTCTGACTTTGATGTCCCTGGTACCAAACGGACCCGCCCATATATCCTGATTCATCGACTTGTTCAATACACCATGGAACTCTGAGTACTTTTTTTTGAAAAATTTAAGGGGGCATTTTTTATCCGGACTGAATTCGACACACGGTTCCGATAGGAACGATTCGAGAGGGCTACACGCAGTCGCCAATTGTCTTTGAATATCCATGAAATACTTGGGAACGATGTTCCATACATCCTTCTCGGGCCATTTTTGTGCGAATTCTAAATATGCACGCACGCATTTTTGTAAAATAAAAGGGATTTCGCGTTCAAGTTTGCTATCGAGTGTGGGATCCGCTTCCCTTACCTGTTTCGTGAAATCAACCGTAAGCACACGACGCAGGATACTACCAGAGTTGTCACGCCAATTTGGTACTTCGTTACCTCCCAGAATACCTGGAACAGTCCACTCAAAAGATTGCGCCTTCTCGTGCTTTACCGCAATAGACACGTCTTCACCACTCACAATAGACTGAAACTCTGCTTGTTCGAGAGCTAAGTCACCCTTAATCTCTGGTGCGATGAACATGAACCCATCCATGATAGCTGACAGTCCAAACTTTCGCTCGACGTTATTCGACAACGTTTTAACATCTTCAGTACAGTAGAACTTTCGAAACACTTTTGTGATGAGAGTAGACTTGCCTGAACGCGCAACCCCCTTTAAGAATGGAATACATTGCCACTTATCAATCTCATTCACATCATAGCACAAACGCCCACCGAGCGCGAAGATCCATTCACATACATCTTTATTAAGTTGTTGATATTTCAAGATAGAATCGAAAAATGGGGTTGGAATATCTCGCCAATCCGTGTCGCTATAGTCTTCAAACTCCATATCGAAATACTTACTACTTACGACGGTTTGGTCGAGGTTTTTGAACTCGTTCGACTCGTACGTGTAAAAACTTGCGCGCCAATGCGGGTCGTCGATGGATGAACGCACGTCGTCGAACTCCTTACCGATGAATATACCATTCTTGAATGACCATACATGACGATTCTTTTTAATTTCGGGAAATTGCATATCCTTTGTATTTTTTAAGTGTCGAATAAGATCTCCGTGACCAGGGGCTCGAGCTGTCAAATTCTTCCATAGTTCGAATTGTACTTCCTTCTTAGCCACGCCGTAAACGTAGTCTTCGATCGTTTCTAATGGTTTCCATGCGCGGGTCATGGCACCCTCACTGGTCTTAATTTGAATGCAACACTGCCCCTTGTATCTCCTGATTTGACGTCTGTACAGGTCTTTGAGAGTTTGTAATAAAGCTTGTTGGAACGGGTTCAATTCTTCAATATTCGTGATAGTAGACATCCTGAAAATGGATGGGTCGGTTTCGGGGTTAATTGGAACATATGTGGGGTTATTAATGCGTTCACTAATACGAGCGTTGCGGAATACGATTTGCCACGCGTCGTCGACCTGATCTATCAGGCGGTTAATACGAACTGACAGTTTCATGTCATTGTCATCCTCTATATCCATCATGTTTAATGTATCAGACCGATGGTACAGTTCACAGAGGCGTTCATTCATACGCTTGACTTTAGATTCTACACGTGTAATATCAATAGATACAGGTAGGCCATCCTCTGTCAATTCCTCTTTTGTAAAAAAGTTTTCATATCCGATACGATACGATAAATAGATGTCGTCGCGATTATTAATTTTCCACATATCTTCCAGTTGAACAAGAAATTTCATGACATCGTCATGAGAAAAAGTTTGGATTTGGTTCGTCCACATGGCACTGTTCGCATCGTCTCGATTTGCCGTCTCATCGATAAAATGTGTAACAGCGTCAGTCATTTTCTAATTATAGAATTCATTTTTTAAGTGGCGTTATTTCTTCTGGAGGATTGATAAAAGTTTGACTAAAATCTTGTTTTGAATTTCCATCTGGTACCCCAAATTCACGAGAGCGCTACATACGGTATCACCTTCAGTGGTTGCCAATGTCGAACCAAGAATAGCTTCCATCGTAGGTTCGAAATTATCTTCGTCTTCATCTTCATATTCCGACATATCAATATCGTCAACATTCTCAGGCTGGCTACCAGACTGAGATTCCTGTTCGGATTCGGATTCGTTCGTAGGTGGATGGGTTATGTGTTCTGTTATCTCGGAGTTGGACATTTATTTATGATGAGGAAAAATAGTGCCGTGTTTTTCGCAGCTCAAATAAAATATTGGTATATAATACAATACTCTCAAAATGGCCGGTGGTCTCATGCAACTCGTCGCTTACGGTGCCCAGGATGTTTACCTGACTGGCAACCCTAAGGTTACTTTCTTCCAGGCGGTCTACCGCCGCCACACCAACTTCGCTATGGAGAACATCGAGCAGACCGTCAACGGTACTGCCGCTAACTCCGGACGCGTCTCCGTGACCGTTGCCCGTAACGGTGATCTCGTCGCTGACATGTACGTCGAAATGAAGGCTGCGACCCTCGGTGTCATCTCCGCCAACGCTGGTGCCCTCTCCAACGAATGGGTCGCCGAGCGTGCGATCAAGGATGTCGAACTTTCCATCGGTGGTCAGCGCATCGACAAGCACTACCAGAAATGGTGGCGTTTGTACTCCGAGCTGTACCTCGACAGCGCTAAGAAGACCGCGTGGGGTAAGATGACCACTGGTTCCGTCGTCACCGCTTCCGGTGCGGAAGGTCAGGTGTTCCTCCCTCTGATTTTCTTCTTCAACCGCAACCCCGGTTTGGCGCTTCCCCTCATCGCGCTGCAATACCACGAAGTCCGTTTGGATTTCGATTTGTCGGGTGAATTCGAAATGTACATGGACTCTTCCAAGACCTTCAAGGTGTGGGCCAACTACATCTACCTGGACACGGAAGAACGTCGTCGATTCGCCCAGAAGGGTCACGAATACCTGATCGAGCAGGTCCAGCACACTGGTTCCGACACGCTCGCCGCCGCTGAACAAACCAAGCAGATCCGTCTGTCGTACAACCACCCCGTGAAGGAGCTCGTGTGGTGCGCCTCCGAGTCCAACCAGTCCAACTGTGCCATGTGGAACTTCACCCAGGATGCGGATGCCATTGTGTCCACTTCCATCGCGAACATGGACCTCGCCGGCACCAAGGTGCACGTCGACGCCGATGCCGGTAACGCCCCCAAGCTGCTGGCTGGTGCGGGTGCTACCGCGACTGCCTTCGATGAAGAGACTGTCGGTACCATCAAGACGATGAAGCTCGTGCTCAACGGCCAAGACCGTTTCAAGGAGCAGTCGGGTAAGTACTTCAACCAGGTGCAATCCTTCAACCATCACTCCGGTACCCCCATGCCCGGTGTCTATTCGTATTCCTTCGCGCTCAAGCCCGAGGAACACCAACCCACCGGTACATGCAACTTCTCGCGCATCGATAACGCGCAAGTGTCGATCGTCACCGCGAAGGGTAACACCGATCAATCCACGCTCAACATGTTCGCGGTCAACTACAACGTCCTCCGCATCCAGAGCGGTATGGGCGGCCTCGCCTTCTCCAACTAATTTGTTGGTTTCGGTTAATTAATAAAAAATATAAAGTATAATTCAATTTTAAAGTGCACGATAATGCTATTTAAAACTGAAAATCCCTAGTGTAGTATGTTAGTTATAGGTCAAACCTCGATCCTTACTTACGCAATTACACGGCGGCGAACCTATCGACAACGGAAAAAACCTTGTATCAAGAACGCCGACGCACTCAAATGTGCGGTACGTCATAGACGATGCGAAGGGTGTCCGTTTAATGATTTCTTCAAACCGGAAAAACCACTGTTATTTAAAAAATAATATTTATATTAAAATAGTATGTCTACCCTTGCCACTTGTCATGTTAGACCACCGCTCGTACCACGAACTCGTCTTATCAAGAAGAAGTCTCGTGTAGCTGTCCGTGCAAATTATAAAATTACTCTCATTACACCCGGTGGTGATGAAACCTTTGAGTGTGATGATGAAACGTACATTCTAGATGCAGCGGAAGAACAAGGTCTCAACCTCCCATATTCGTGTCGCAAAGGTTCGTGTTCTGTATGTGTGGCAAGATTAGTATGGGGTCGTGTAAGCCAGGATGCACAATCCTGTCTTGATGAACATCAACTGATGAGAGGTTATACCATGTTATGTGTGACTTACCCGAAAGATGATTGCAAACTTAAAATAGAAGTTGAAGATGAACTGTTTTAAGAAACTTAAATATAACACTCCCATTTAATATAATGTTCAAGAAAGTGTTTGACCTTTTAATTAAAGTGGATAAACCTATGTTAGGACGTTGGTCCCTTAAATCGTGTGAAGAAGTGGCAACATCCATAAATTCCGTGTATCAGAATAGGGATCATTGTGGTGATGTCATATGTAAAACACCCAAAAAGGCTTCAGAGTATAAGGATAAACCGCGATAAGTAATCATGTATGAGATTTACACTGATGGCAGTTGTCTTGGGAACCCTGGATGCGGCGGTTGGGGTGTGGTTAGTGATCAGTTTAAATTATGTGATGGACAGGTTAATACAACAAATAATAAGATGGAGATGACTGCAATTCTAAAGGCTCTCGAAGAGTGTGTCAGACGCGATATTCAAGAGGTGCGTATTTATACCGATAGTAACTACGTTAAGAATGGTATTACGTCGTGGATTAGGAACTGGAAAATAAATGGATGGAAGACTGCTACCGGGAGTGCGGTGAAGAATAAAGAAATATGGATCGAAATTGACCGAGCACGTAATAAACTGAACCTCGTGGAATGGGAATGGGTGAAAGCGCATAACGGAAACCCTAAAAATGAGGAAGTCGATAAACTTGCGCGACATTCAGCGGAGACCATAAAGAAAAATATCGCGTCACAGTAGGATGAGCGAAAAAGACCTTAGCTCGGAACCGTGTATGTGGTGCGAAAAACAAGAAAAATTATTAATAAAATGGGCTGAAAAAGCTGCGGGCTATAGATGGTTACATAATCATGCAAGACTCTTTTTCAAGAAACAAAATGATTATTTATCCTATCCGAGTATCGTGATAGCAAGTTTAACGGGTGTAGGTGGGTTTGCGGTACTCAATCCAAGTGGGAATAGTGATACAAGTAGTGATACACAAACACGAATTATTGCGATACAATACGTGTTTGCGTTTTTAAATGTTATGGGGGGTATTTTAACTTCGATAAGTAAATTCAGTCAAAGTTTGAAATTGTCGGAATCGCATTCCGCGATGTGTATACAATGGTGTAAGTTCTATAGAAATATCGATATGGAACTCTCTTTAGATGTAAAACATAGATGCGACGTTTTAGATTTTGTTATGAAATGTAGAGAAGAGTATGATAGGTTACTGGATGACGCACCGGACATCCCTGCTATTTCCATAAAAGCGTTTCATTTTCAATTCCCGAACAAGGAAAATAAACCCGATGTGTGTAACGGTTTGAGTATTGTCGTGGATGATGATACAAACTCGTTAACAAATTCAAAAAATGCTGTAAACCGATGGCTAGGCGCTTTTAATTTAGTGAAGAGGAAGAGTACGGATGGGGGGTTAACCC